GTACGACTGGGCAAATGCCCTTGTACTCGCGCACAACACCGCCTTTGATGGGGCAATACTGTCGTGGTATTTTGGGATTAAGCCGAAGGGTTGGTTGGATACTCTTTGTATGGCGCGTGCTGTTAACGGCGTGGATACGAGTGCGGCTCTTGCAAATTTGGCAAAGTATTACAAACTGGGTGAAAAAGGAACGGAGGTAATAAATGCGTTGGGCAAACGTCGAAGTGATTTTAATCGTGAGGAAATGGACAGTTACGGTGCTTATTGTCGGAATGACGTTGATCTCACTTATAGCCTCTTTCAAATACTTAGTAATGGATTCCCCGCTAGAGAACTTAAAGTCATTGACTGTACATTACGAATGTTCACGCACCCCGCGTTGACGCTTGACCTACCCCTGCTCGAACAACATCTGCATGATGTAAAGGCTAAGAAAGAAAGGTTGCTTGAGGCGGCGGCAGCAAACAAAGATGACCTGATGTCCAATGACAAGTTTGCAGAACTGCTCAAACAACTGGGTGTCGATCCCCCGCGTAAGACAAGCACAACGACAGGGCGTGAGGCGTGGGCGTTTGCCAAGACCGATGAGGGCTTCAAAGAACTGGCTTCTCACCCCGACCCTCGCGTACAGACGTTGGTTGCGGCTAGGCTTGGAAACAAAACTACGCTTGAAGAAACACGCACACAGAGGTTTATTGATATTGCCAAGCGTGGGCGCATGCCTGTCCCGTTAAAGTACTACGCCGCCCATACAGGTCGGTGGGGTGGTGACGACAAAGTAAATCTACAGAACTTACCCGCACGTGGTAACAACGCAGGCAAACTTAAGAGTGCTATCCGCGCCCCCAAGGGGTACATACTTATTGATGCAGACTCATCACAGATTGAGGCCCGGACTGTTGCTTGGTTGGCGGGTCAGACCGATTTGGTGGATGCGTTTGAGAAAGGTGAAGATGTATACAAAATCATGGCGTCGGCTATTTATGTCAAACCTATCGAAGAAATTACAAAGGAAGAAAGATTCGTTGGTAAGACGACTATCCTTGGCGCGGGATATGGAATGGGCGCAGTTAAGTTTCAGGCTCAACTTAAGGTGTTTGGGGTTGAGGTTGACGAGGACGAAGCAAAACGGATCATTGATGTTTATCGACAAACTTACAGCGAGATCCCCTCGCTATGGAAACAAGCGCAAAGTGCACTTGATGCTATCCTCACAGATCGCACTGCTGAACTTGGTGCATACCCCGAGGTTCTTAGTGTCGAAGGAAGTGCCGGAATTCGATTACCATCCGGGTTGTTTCTACGATACCCCGAACTTACAAAAGATTCAGATGGTCAATATGCCTATAAAACTAGAGCCGGATTTACCAAAATCTACGGGGGCAAGGTAATTGAAAACGTATGTCAAGCCGTAGCACGATGCATCATAGCGGAGCAAATGCTAAAAATCGGCAAGAAGTACCAAGTGGTCTTGACAGTCCACGATGCCGTAGCCTGCATAGCCCCTGCCGGGGAGCGCGAAGAAGCGGTAAAATATGTGGAAGAATGTATGCGTTGGAGACCGAATTGGTGTAAAGATCTACCTTTAAACTGTGAAGTAGGATACGGAGAGAGTTATGGTGAAACTTGATTACGCTTGTCACGAACTTGAGGCAAAGAAACATCTTAAGGAAGTCGTTGAATTGCTTAATAAAAATAAGTTTGGAGAAGCGGCAGGTAAGGTAGAGTTTGTTATAGTCGAACTTCGGATGATGAAGGCGGCTATAAACAGCCATATTGGATAATGAAACCATACACTTGGTCGTACTCCTCCCTCTCTTTATTCCAACAGTGCCCTAAAAAGTACTACCACCTGCGGGTGGCAAAGGATCACAAAGAGCCTGAAACTGATGCCCTGCTGTACGGCACACAGTTGCATGAGGCGGCTGAGTTTTATATTGGAAAAGGTACGCCCCTACCCCCTCAGTTTGAGTTTATTAAAGGATCCCTTGATCTATTAAAGACATTAGGTGAAGGTGGGGAGTTTTTATGCGAGTACCGCATGGGATTGACTCGGGATTTAGAGCCATGTGACTTCTTCTCTAAAGATGTTTGGTGGAGAGGAGTAGCGGATCTAGTAATCATAAAAGATAATAAAGCCTATATGGTGGACTACAAGACGGGTAAATCGTCCCGCTACGCCGATACTAAGCAATTGGAGATCCTGTCCTTGGCGCTGTTCAAACATCGGCCTGAAATCAAACTTATTAAGGCTGGACTACTGTTTCTCGTAGCCAATGATTTTGTGAAGGTTAATTATGAGGGTAGCCAACAGGCCGAACCGTGGGTAAAATGGCTGAACGAAACCAAGCAGTTGGAAGCCGCCTACGAGAACGAGGTTTGGAATCCCAAGCCTAACTTCTCTTGCAGACAGTATTGTGCGGTGGTGAACTGCATACACAATGGGAAGAACCATTGAGTGAAAAGATTGAAGTTTGGGTGCATAGGGTGATTGTGTTTTCTACCCCTGCTCCCGAAGGTAAGAAAGTTAGGATGCACGAGTACCTTTCACCTAGGGTGTGGTTAGTAAATGGTTGGTTTGCGGAAGATAACCCGAAGCAAACAATAGTAAAATTATTTAGCCTTGGTACGTTTAAAGCCGAAATGGATAAAGAGAAATACAATGCCTTACACTAAATCCCCCCGCCCGTATAAGCATGAGTATGCTATGCAGAAATCTCGGGGTGAGCATGAAGATCGCATGGAGCGGCAACGTGCTAGACGTAAGTTGGATCAGAAGGGTGTAAACCGCACTGGTAAAGATGTTAGCCACAAGGTTGCTTTGAGTAAGGGTGGTACGAACAAAGATGGTTATGTACTGGAATCCCCTAGTAAAAATCGTGCACGCAATTACAAGAAAAAGAAGTAGAATTAGGTAGTAGTTTTACAGTAGTCATAGTTTTTGGGCTGAAAGTGAAAACATCACTTTCGGCCTATCGGCGTCTTTGTGGAGAGTGAATTGCAGATATTAAATAATAAGGTTCTGCTGTTAAAAGTAAAAGAACCAAACAGAATTACCACGGTGATTCCAAAAAGCCGTGTTCTTGATAGTGGTGAAGTAGCAGTGAAGTGGGGGCTTGAAGAAGCGCAGGTGTTAAAGAACTTGCGTATTCGGAACGTGCCCTCACCCATCATTGCGCATTACGACTGGCCCGGTTTATATAAACCATTTGATCATCAAAAAACTACTTCAGAGTTTCTGACGTTGCATCGCCGTGCGTTCTGTTTTAACGAGCAGGGTACAGGCAAGACAGGTAGCGTGATATGGGCGGCTGACTACCTGATGAAGTTAGGGATGATAAAACGTGTGCTAGTGCTATGCCCGTTGTCAATCATGGAGTCTGCGTGGGTCAATGACTTATTTAGATTCGCTATGCACCGCACGGTTCAAGTCGCACACAGTTACTCGCGAGATAAACGAATCAAAGCGGTTAAGTCTAATGCTGAGTTTGTGATATGTAACTTTGATGGTCTTGAGATTGTTAAGGATGCGGTCAACGAAAGTGATTTTGATTTGATCGTAGTCGATGAAGCCAATGCATATAAAACGGTATCAACTAAGCGTTGGAAAACACTAAACTCAATTATCAAACCTAACACGTGGGTATGGATGCTGACAGGAACCCCTGCGGCTCAAGCACCTACCGATGCATATGGGCTTGCAAAGATAGTCAACCCATCAGGCGTGCCACGATTCTTTGGTTCATTTAAAGATCAGGTGATGCAAAAGATTACGCAGTTTAAGTGGGTTCCCCGCCCCCGCGCAGAGGACATCATTCATCAAGTCTTACAACCCGCAATTAGGTTTACGAAGGAAGAATGCCTTGACCTACCGGACATGACCTACGTAACCCGCAAAGTACCCCTTACCGCACAGCAAGAGAAATACTACGAAACTATCCGTAAACATATGGTGGCAACGGCGGCAGGCGAGGAAATTACTACAGTAAATGCGGCGGCAAACCTTAATAAATTACTACAACTTTCAGGAGGCGCGGTCTACTCGGATAGTGGAGAAGTCATAGCCTTTGATGCATCCAACCGACTAGCCGCCCTAAAAGAAGTTATAGATGAAGCGTCACACAAGGTGATTGTATTCGTGCCGTACCGCCATGCTATTCAGATCGTCCACGAAGAACTTATCAGAGACGGGTACACCTCAGAGATTATCAACGGTGCTGTATCAGTCAACAAACGCACGGAAATCTTTAATAAATTCCAAACAGAACCTAATCCCAAGGTGCTTGTGATTCAGCCACAGGCGGCATCTCATGGAGTTACTTTGCACGCCGCAAACGTGGTGGTGTACTGGTCGCCCGTTATGTCTGTGGAAACTTATTTACAGGCGAACGCACGTGTCCACCGCGCTGGTCAGCGTAATCCTTGCACCGTAGTACATCTTCAGGGATCTCACGTTGAGAAAAGAATGTATGCAATGCTCGAAGCAAAAGTCGATATTCATACTAGGGTAGTAGATCTTTATAAAAATATTTTAGAAGAGGCTTGACAGAGTAAAAGATTGTGATTAGTATTATCAAACATAACTATATGGAGAGTGAAGATGGACAACGTGTCTGCCGATAAGTTAGTCAAGGCGTACATCAAGATCCGCGACAGACGTAAGCAACTCACGGATGAGTACGAAGCGCAAGATAAAGAGTTAGAAGAATCGCAAGATATGATTAGCGAGAAACTTCTCGACGTTTGCAAAACAATGGGTGCTGATGGGTTCAAGACTGAGTTTGGTACGGTAAGTCGCCGCGTCTCAAAAAGGTTTTGGACAAACGATTGGCATTCGTTTCACAAATTTCTATTGGAACACCAAATGCCGGAGTTACTGGAGAAACGCATTGCGCAAACCAATATGGCTACGTTCCTTGAAGAAAACCCCGATTTGCTTCCACCGGGGCTAAATGTGGACAGCAAATACACAATCTCTATCAGGAGAAAAACATGAGCGAAGATCAAGAGATTAGTTTACGGCTAGAAGCAATGCGCATAGTTGTAGATTTTTACAAAAGAAGTAATTCTGACCTACGAGATTTAATAAGTGCGTCTAATGTTGTTTATAAATTTTTAAAAGGAGATTTACCAAATGAGTGACTTAGCATTATTGAATCAAAACCTACCTGCGCACCTGCGCGAAGTCGAGATAGATGAGACGACCAAAGCCCTTATGGGTGGCGGGGGTGGTACCAAGCGTATCTCCATCGAGGGCGGTGTATGGCGCATGATGGTTAACGGTAAAGAGATTGCACGCAATGAAGAGCGTGTGATGAATGTTGTTATCGTTGCCGCCGCACCAAAGGTATCTCGTACATTCTATGCAGGTGTATACAAGAAGGGTGTAGCCTCTGCACCTGACTGTTGGTCTGCTGACGGTGAAGTGCCGGATGCAAAAGCAAAAGCACCACAGGCCAAAACCTGTAAAGACTGCCCACAGAACATCAAAGGTTCCGGACAGGGTGATAGCCGTGCGTGCCGTTTCTCTCAGCGTTTAGCAGTTGTTTTGGAGAACGACATTAATGGGGACGTTTACCAACTTACCCTACCAAGCCAGTCAATCTTTGGCGAAGGTGAGCCGGGCAAGTGGCCTTTACAGACGTATGCCAAGATGATTGGAAGTAAAGGCGTACCCATCACGTCAGTTGTAACCGAGATGCGCTTTGACACTAATAGTGCTACTCCGAAATTGACTTTCAAACCGGTACGGTTTTTGGAGACTAATGAGTTCAATACCGCTTTGGGTAAGGGTAAAACCGGAGATGCAATTAAGGCGATTACCATGACGGTTGCTCAGGTTGATGGTGTAGACTCAGAAGTTCCCGCTCAAGTAACAGCAAAAGAGGAAAAACCACAAGTGGCACCCGAAGCCGTAGAAGAGCCTACCAAACGTGCAAGCAAGAAGGAAGAAGCCCCTGCACCGAAGAAGGATCTCAACAAGATTCTTGAAGAGTGGGACGACTAACGGGAGGTTGTTATGTCACGTGGATACACCACTAAGTTCATCAAAGCCGTGAATGAAGCAGATCAAACTAAGTTAGGAGTACAACTTGGGCAGATCTGCATTAAGAACGACATTCCGGTTGTAGATGTGGCTGATTTTTTAAAAGTTACACGTATGACGGTTTACCATTGGTTTAAAGGTAAAACAAACGTAGTCAATAAGCACAAAGAAATAGTTGAGAAGTTGCTTACGAAATTGAATACGTAAACGGTTTAAGGAGGCTAGGGGGCACCCGAAAAGGGTAGTCCGCCGTCCTATCCCTGCCTACCTTATTTTAACGACGGCGCATTGATTGATGGCGGCTATGGTCTCAAAAACAGAATTTCTATCTCTCGTCTTACCCCCGACAGGACAATACTGTGTAGTGGGTTTAGGTACAGACAAGAAACCAAAGCAGGTCTTTGTAGAC